GGCTTCCTGCACCTGATCGGGGGCCTGACCAAGACCGCCACCGGTGCGCTCCAGCAACTGCTGGACGCCGGTACGCTGGTGAACCTGCCGGCGGGCTTCAAAGCCAAGGGCGCGCGCATCATGAACGACGATGTGCCGCTGCAGCCGGGTGAGTTCCGCGACATTGACGCCGGTGGTGCTGACCTTGCGTCCACCTTGATGCCGCTGCCCTACAAGGAGCCAAGCCAGACGCTGTTCTCGCTGCTGGGTTTCTGTGTGGACTCTGGCCGCCGCCTAGCCAGCATCACCGACATGCAGGTGGGCGACAGCAACCAGAACGCTGCCGTGGGCACCACGATTGCGCTGCTGGAAAAGGGCAGCGCCGTCATGTCCAGCATCCACAAGCGGATGCACTACAGCCAGAAGATTGAGTTCAAACTGCTGGCCGAGGGCTTTGGCGAGTATCTGCCGGATGAGTATCCCTATGACGTCCCTGGCGAGAGCCGCGTCATCAAGCGCCGCGACTTCGATGACCGGGTGGATGTGCTGCCGGTCTCCGACCCCAACATCTTCTCGGTGGCGCAGCGCATCACCATGGCGCAGACCCAGCTCCAACTGGCCCAGAGCGCGCCGCAGATGCACAACATGTATGAGGCGTATCGCCGCATGTATGAAGCCATTGGCGTGCGGGATATTGATCAGATTCTGAACACGCAGAACGTGGACAAGCCTAAGGATCCGGCCAGCGAGAACGCCCAGGCTCTGGACGGTTCGCCGCTCAAGGCGTTCGCGGGCCAGCAGCATGATGCGCACATTCTGGCTCACTTGATGTTTGGCATGTCGCCCATCGTGGGGTCTTTGCCCAACGTGGCGGTTATCCTTCAAAAGCACTGCTTCGAGCACATCCGCTTGAAAGCCGAGGAGGACACCGAAGCCGAACTGTTCCAGCAGTACGGCACGGACCCGGACAAGCTCGTTTCCGCCCTTCAGCGCGAGGCCCTGGTTGCTATGAAGGTGGCCCAGTATTTCCAGGACATGAAGGGGTTGCAGGAGCAGCTTTCTGGCAACCAAGAGGATCCGCTGGTGGCGCTCAAGAAGCAGGAGCTGGATCAGAGTGCCAAACGCGATGCTCAAAAAGGGGCCATGGATCAAGCCCGCCTCGCCCTGGACGGTCAGAAAGCGCAAGCGGAGGTTGCCGACGATCAGGCCAATTTGCGCCTGAAGGAAGCGGCGCTGGAAGCCAAGACTGGCGTGGATTACGCCGACATCAACCTACAAGGAGCGCAACATGCCGCGAACGTCAGCCAGCAAAACTTCCAAAATGCCCAAACCCTTGCCGCGCCCGCAGAGGGAAGGTCCCAGTAAGCAGGCGGGGAAGCCCCCTGCCCCCGGGGTGCACTACGTTTATCGAAAAGACGCCTTCAAAAAGGTGAAAATCGCGTAGTTTTGTTGCACAATCTCGCTACCCCTCTCAGGCACAGGGAAAGTGTCTGCCTCATCGGAGAAATCCATGCTTGAATTTGCTGAACATGTCCAACTTGCCATTCGTAGGCTGCGCGAAGACACCGCACAGATGCTCATGAGTGGCGGGGTCAAGGACATGGAGCAGTATCGCTTTCTCATGGGACGCCTTGAGGGGTACCGGTTTGTTGAGGACGCTGTCAAAGAGCTTCTCAGCAAGAACAGAGACCTCTAAAGGACCAAAATGGAAGCAACTGCACTGGAGAAAAAGTGGGCAGAAGAGGCCGCCGCTGAAACGGCCCGACAAGCTGCCGAACAAGCTGCTGCCGAGGCCGCCAAGGCCGAACACATCGAGCACGGCGAAAGCATGAAAGAGCGCCTGCCCCGGCCAACCGGCTGGCGGGTCATTGTGCTGCCCTACGCGGGCGCGCGGCGCACCAAAGGCGGCATCGAACTTGCCCATGAGACGATTGAGCGCCAGCAGCTCACTACCACCTGCGCATACGTCCTGGCGGTAGGCCCATTGGCCTATCAGGACACTTCAAAGTTCCCCGACGGCCCTTGGTGCAAGGAGGGGGACTGGATCATTTTTGGTCGATACGCCGGAGCCCGGATGATGATCGATGGAGGCGAAATTCGCATCCTCAATGACGACGAGATCTTGGCTACGATCAAAAACCCAGAAGACATCCTGCACATGTGAGGTGATAAATGGCAACTGTGACTAATGACGACCAACTAGAGTTCGACCTTGGAGAAGGGGAGAAGGCCACCAACGTGTCCTTGGCCCCAGTTGACGAGGGAAACTCCAACGAAACGCAAACCGCACCTATTGAGCAGCCCTCGGGCCGCCAAGAGTACGATTCCCAGACGCACAAGGACGAATTGGATGCTGTCAACGACAACGTCCAAAAACGCATTTCCAAGCTGACCGCTCGTATGCGAGAGGCGGAGCGCCGCGAACAGGCCGCCTTGGAATACGCCAAGGGCTTGCAGTCGCAGGCCCATGTCCTTCAGCAAAAGCTGGTGCACACGGACTACAGCCGCCTGCATGAGGCAAAAGCCCGCCTCGATACCCAGCAAGCCGCCCTACGCCAGATCATTGTCAAGGCGCGGGAGGAAAGTGACGTTAGCACGGAGATGGAAGCCCAGGAGCGGATGGCCGCCCTGATCCAAGAGCAGCGCCAGATTGCCGCGTGGCTACAGGAGCAAGGCGAGCAGCGCCAGCAGCCTGCGCAGCAGGTCTACCAGCAGCCGCAGGCCGCCCAGCAGCCTGCCAAGCCGCGCCCGGACCCCCGGGCCGAGGAATGGGCTTCTCGTAACCAGTGGTTCGGCCAAAACCGGATGCTGACCTATGGCGCCTGGGGCATCCACCAGCAACTTGTTGAAGAGGAGGGAATTGACCCGACTTCTGACGAGTACTATACTGAATTGGACCGAAGACTAAGGGAAGAATTCCCGAAGCACTTCGCGGGCGAGCAATCGTCCAGCCAACCTTCCAGACAACAGCGTTCCGCACCGGCTGTTGCCCCTGCCACCCGTAGTTCGGGAGTGAATAGTGTGCGCCGTACTGTCCGGCTGTCGCCGAGTCAGGTTGCTATTGCTAAGAAGCTGGGCGTTCCTCTTGAGGAATATGCCAAGTATGTGAAGGAGTGATCACGATGAGCGAACTCAAAATTGACCGTGCTGCCCGTAGCGGTGCAACCCGCGAAAAAGAAGCACGCCGCAAGCCGTGGACTCCGCCTTCCCGTCTTGACACGCCGCCTGCCCCTGAGGGCTATGAGTACCGCTGGATTCGCGCTGAAGTCAACGGTTTCGAAGACAAGCAGAACGTCTATTCCAAGCTGCGCGAGGGTTATGAACTCGTGCGTCTGGAGGACGTGCCGGAGGAGTACCACCATATTCTTCCGACGATGGATGACGGCAAACACGCCGGCACCATCTCTGTAGGGGGTCTCTTACTTGCCAAGATCCCTAAAGAAACCATCGCTGAGCGCACCGCGTACTTCCGCCGCAAGGCCCAGGAACAGTTGCATGCAGTGGACAACGAGATGATGCGTGAGAACGCTCACTCTACTATGCGAATTGAAGCGCCTCAGCGCGATTCGCGCACCACGTTCCGCCAGCCCACCTAACAGTAGGCTGGCAATCCCAACTTTGTAGGAGCTACAAATGGCAAACGTCAATAAGCCCTTTGGTCTGCGTCCTTCTGGAAACCTGTCTGCTACTGGCGCTCAGAAGCAGTACGGCTACCAGATTGCCGACAACCAAGCCGGGGCGATTTACCAAGGCGACCTCGTCGTCGTTTACGACGGCTACATCATCAAGTACGACCCGGCCACCCACGCTGCCCCCACGGGCGTGTTCAACGGTGTTCAGTACGATGACCCCACCCGGGCCAACAAGCCCACCTGGAAAAACTACTACCCCGGTAGCATCAACATCACGCAAGGCATCATCGCCTGCGAGGTGCTGGACGACCCGAGCCAGTTGTTCCTGGTCCAGGCTGACGGCAACGTCACTCAAGCCAACATCGGCAAGAACGCTGATCCGACCGCGTCCACCACTGGCAGCACCACCTCTGGTGTTTCCAACGGTTCGCTGTCCTCCGCTTCTATCGCCAAGACGGCTGCCCTGACCTTCAAAATCGTCGGCCTCTACGAGTCCCCGGACAACGCTCTGGGCAACTACGCAGTGGTCGTTGTGAAACTCAATCAGCACCAGTACGGTAGTGTTGGTGTTGCTGCTGACGGAGCTTAATCATGGCAATTACCCGTTCCCAACTCGTTAAAGAACTGGAGCCAGGACTGAATGCTCTGTTCGGTCTGGAGTACAAGCGCTACGAAAACGAGCACGAGGAGATCTTCTCCATCGAGACCTCGGATCGTGCGTTCGAAGAAGAGGTCATGCTGACCGGCTTTGGCTCCGCTCCTGTGAAGACTGAAGGCGCCGGTGTGGCATATGACACCGCGCTGGAATCCTTCACCGCTCGCTACACGCACGAGACCATCGCCATGGCGTTCGCGCTGACCGAGGAAGCCGTGGAGGACAACCTCTACGACCGCCTGTCGGCTCGCTACACCAAGGCTCTGGCCCGTTCGATGGCGAACACCAAGCAGGTCAAAGGCGCTTCTGTGCTGAACAACGCATTCACTGGCGGCAACTATGCCGGCGGCGACGGCGTGGCTCTGTGCTCCACTGCGCACCCGACCGCCCTGGGTCCCGACTTCTCCAACACCCCGACCGTCCCTGCTGACCTGAACGAGACTTCCCTCGAACAGGGCATCATCGACATCGCGGCGTTCACGGACGAACGTGGCCTGAAGGTCGCTCTGACCGCCCGCAAGATGATCGTTCCGAAGGAACTGCAATTCACCGCCGAGCGACTGATGAAGTCCACTCTGCGCACTGCAACCGCCGACAACGACATCAACGCGATCAAGTCCATGGGCCTGATCCCCGAGGGTTACGCTGTCAACCACTTCCTGACCGACACCAACGCATGGTTCCTGATCACCGATGCGCCCAACGGTCTGAAGATGTTCCAGCGCTCTCCCATCCGCACCGCTTTCGAGGGCGACTTCGACACCGGCAACGTGCGCTACAAGGCTCGCGAGCGTTACAGCTTCGGCTGGTCCGACCCGCGCGGCATCTACGGTTCTCCTGGCGCCTAAATCGCCGGAAATCGTTGAAAAGGGGCCCTTGTGGCCCCTTTTCTTTTGGGGTATATTGTCCCAAACCCGGGGTTATCCGGCGTCTTGACAGGTCCCGGCCTGACGACATGCAGACAAGGCGCCTCCAACACTCGCATGTGAGGAACAAATGGCACGTACTACGTTCACCGGCCCGGTAAAGTCCAACAACGGCTTTGAGGGCAGCATTACTGGCAACGTCACCGGCAACGTCACCGGCAACGTCACGGGTACCCTGACTGGCCGCGTGGTCGAGTCGATCCAATCCCTGAGCGGCGCTGGCGCGGTCAACCTGACCACCGGCCTGACCTCCCTGACCACCACCGACGCCGCACAAGCGTTGACCCTGGCAAACGGCACCGCTGGTCAAGTCAAGGTCATTGTTCACGCTGTGGACGGCGGCAGTGCAGTTCTGACCCCCACCACCGCTATCGGCTTCACCACCATCACGTTCACCAACGTGGGCGATGCCGCGACTCTGGTGTATACGGCAGCGGGCTGGGCCATCACTGGAATTAGCGGCGCTGTTGCTGCTTGATAGGAGCCTGCCATGGGCTTTCAATATGACGTAAAAGCGAAGACGATGACCGCTACCGGGGCCACCGGTATCGGTCTACCTCGTGCTCGCATCAAGTCGGTGTATGCCCTGCTTGGCAACGCCCCTGGCTCCGTGTCTTTCAAGAGCGGCGGATCCGGCGGGACGGAACTGCTTAAGTTCGACACCCCGGCCAATACGGCAACGGGCTACCTGTATGCACTACTGCCTTCGGATGGCGTGGTGTTTGAGGCGGACCCGTATCTCACCCTTACAAACGTGACCTCGGTCACCTTCATCTACGGCTAAGGAGTCCATCATGGGACGTGCAGCAAAAATGGCGATTCCTGAGTACCAGGGCGAGATGCAGCCCGGTGCGCAAAAGCAGGACATGAGCAAGGGCGGCCCCAAGCAGACCCCCCGTAAGGAATACCAGAAGCCTTCGTCTTCTGTGGCTCCGCGCGGCGTCGGCATGGCCCGCAACAAGCAGTGCAAGATGTACTGATATGGCAAAGTCTCCCGCTTGGCAGCGCAAGGAGGGGAAAAATCCTGCTGGTGGCTTAAATGCCAAAGG